ATTTCGAGCATAAACTTTGATTTTAACTCAATATTTGCATCGGGGGGTGTGGAGCTACTTCCAGCCATCTTATTATCTCCGTTAATTAAAAATTATTTATACATCAAATTAGCTTCTAGCCAAATCAATTCCGCTCGGTGAAGAGGTAATTATCACGGCCAGCTTTTCAACAGTTCCAACCGGTACATAGGTCAATTCAATCTTTGCTTTGCCAAGAGCAATTTCAGATTGAGGATTATTATCGGAATCCATTTTGACGGTAAACTCGGTCACAGCTCCATTGTTCTGCAAGGTCAGCATAAAATCGGTTACGCGCCTGATGGTTGTCTGCCATAAAGCCGAGGTATTCGGCTCAAAGATAACTTCCCTCATAGCGGCTTCGAGGCTTCGGGCAATAAAACACCAGAGTTCAATAAAATGCAGGAACCGCCATTGCGTCACGGCTGAACAGGTGCGCCCGCCATAGGTCTTAATTCCCTCGCCTGCAAAAGATCTGATAGTATTAACACCGGCGTCGTTCAGGGTTTCGCCCTCGCCGACAGAAACATAATATTCAAGGCCGGTGAAATATGGCACCTTTTCATTGCCAAGGTTTTTCCAGACACCACGTCTGGAATCCTTATCGCAAGCCATACCAACCATAACCGAAGACGGAGGAAGATTCATTTTTAAGCCGCTTTCGTAAACCTCGCCCCATGGCCAGAAGGTTGTCAAAAGCTCGCCTTCGAAACTCTCACGATAGGTCTTTGCTGTCGAGGGTATCCTTCCGAGAGGTATGTCAAAATAGTAAACCAGGTTGTTGCGATTGTTGGTATAATCAAGCAGATCCTGAATCAAAGCCGAATAGGCCGCATCCGGATCAACGTCAGTCAAAAGAGGGTTAGGACAGCAAAGACGGAAGACGGATGTTATTTCGTCAAGGGCGTACTTGCCTGTTTTGGCGCTCTGACTGCCAACATAATCAGCTTGATCCACATCGGTCAAACCATCATTCCCACTGACCAAAGGTTCGGCAGTCGAAACAACAGCCGGAAGATCCTGATAGCCTGTATCAACAGACTTCAAATCAACAACAGCAATGTAATTAGACAGAACTTTCTTTTCGACAAAGAAAGTAACCGCATCATTCATTGATAGATTTTCCCACGTTTCAATGAGTACGCCTCGGTCATAAATCTCAATCAAAAATTCCATTGATGTAATTACGCCGTTGACAGTTGTATAGGCATTGGTCAAGCCGGTTGTCCAGTATATCTTTTTGTTGGTTGCATCAACCTGAATAATTCTCCTGTATTCGGTATTTGTCCCGTTATAAAACTTTATATCAGAACCAACCTCAACACCCGCAACAGTTACCAGAGTAGCTTCGGTTGCGGCGGCGCTGATGGTTACGGCCGGTTTTGTCGAAAGCAAACTATCGTCTGCTATTTTGATCGACAAATTATTTCCCCAAGCACCTTCTGATTTGGCATTAATCTGTAAGGTGCTGGCCGGGGTTCCCTGACGGTCGTCGAATGAATAGGTCGCCTTTGCTTTTGTCCCACCTGCTACACGGACGACATAAAGCTGCCCGACGCCAACAGCCGCGAAGAAACCCTTGGCACTGTAATATCCGGTCGTTCCCGTAGCTGGTTTAACCCCGAATGTATTTTCAAATTGTGCCATGGAAGTTACCAGTGTCGCCTTATCGCACGGGCCTCTTTCGAAGTTTCCGATAATAGCCGCGACCGCAGTGGTTATGCCGTCAATTGGGCTTCCAGCCAGACCCCGACTGATGTTTACCCCGACATTCAAGTTCATTATGATTCCTCAACTTTCTTTAATTTATTTTTATTTTTATTCATGTCAGACGATTCGCTTTTAATCTCTTCCTCCAATTCAACTTTAGCCGCTAATTTAAGCAGAAGGCCATTCGAGATTTTAACTGCCAAGTCGCCGGTGAAATTTTCCGGTTCCAACAAGGCTATCTCCCCGTTTAATTTCAAAAACGAATGAGCCGGGATAACGACTTTCTCTTCTTTTGGATTTTTACCAAAGCCGACAATTACGGTCGAAATAAAAGTTGGGTTAGGGTTTTTTATAAAATATTTCATATAAAATAAGTCTCCTTTTATGGCTCGGTATATATTAAAACTTTTGTATTCAAATCAAGCTCAAGCCTTTTGACGATATAAACCTCTCTCGGTAATACGGGATGTTCAATCCATATCGGGATGAATAGTCTGTAGCTTTTTTGTATAAGGGATAAATCAGTAAAGGCCGTTCTGGTCGATTCGTCTATCCGGTGGATCTGTAATTTACTGCCGTCCGGTCCGGGTATATTTATTCTGGCTCCCAGAATTGACATCATTTCATTGACAAGGATAAGATCCTCCGATTGCTTCGTGCAAAAAGTATCAATTTGAAAAGTCAGATTGATCGGGATCGGAACTTTTCTTAAAACAACCTGAGAGTCCGGCAATGTCGGAATAGCGTCGACATCTTCATATTCAACAAAACCACCATAGCGCCTACCGGGATCAATCGGCGAATCAATGAGATTTATAGTGGCCTCCGGATAGCTATTGTCCACATCGACCCGCTCATCACGAAAAGAAAACTTGACCGCATTAACGGTCAGTTTTGATTCCAGATAATCTTTTAAGCTGTCAAATATGTCCAATAATTCAGCCATTTATTTTCTACCTTAAAAAAGTTTCGCCCTTGAGGGTTGCCTTTGCCGCCCTGAGACAGGTGTCTTCCATGACCGGCCTGAATCTCACATAAGTCGACATTGAAAAAGAACGTGGTTTAATTGTTACCTGGCTCAACAAATAAAACATTACGATAAATTTATCCCCTTTTCCGGGCAAGGCTAATACGGACGAATTTCTTGGATGAAATAAATTCGGAATATTTCTGACACCGCCGTATTGAATTGATAATCTTTTGGCTTCCTTGTTTGCAGGAACCGCCAAAGCTCTTCCTTTTTTCGGCTTAATAACAGCGCCATGTTCAAGGACTTCCGCAATCCCCGCCATACTGATGCCGTCTTCGGAAGTCGATTGCTCCGGAACACCGACAAAATAAACCCCACCGGATACTCTGATCGATTGGATTGAATTCATTAAGTCGCCGGTATCTACGAGGGGTTTAGAGCTGCCTTTAAATTCGATGGTCAATTCAGAATTCGGGTCCCAACTGCCGTCCCCATTGCGAATTGTTTTCTTGGTTGCATCCCGGAGTTGAGAGCCATTTATCTTCATGGCGCGATCCATATTTTTGTTTGCTAATTTTTCAAGACCGGCCAGCCGTTTAATGGCTTTATCGAATCCATATATATTACTTTGTGCCATATTAACGCCTGCCAACCTTGTGTTCAACCGCCAAAACATAATTCAAAAATTCACCGTCTTCTACCTGCATGCCAGGTTGAATTTTAACGATATAGAAAAAATCCTGATCGGGTGGAACTTTAATTTTATCCCCGATCTTGGGATTGATATTTTTTTCAACCGCATGTTTTTTTATTATTTCAATTATGGCATTAAAGTTTAAATCCAGACCGAATTTGGCGCGCATAGCCTGCGAGGGATTATGATCAATTATGGCCGATATTTTTATCCCGGTCGAATCATAAGCTGAGGCTTCATTGACTTCGCCAAATCTATCGTCGGCGGTTGCATCGTCAAAGACAAAATATTCAACCGTTTCTGATCCGGTAAGTTCTTCGACAAAATCGGCGTGCCTGTTTTTTAAGAAATTAGTTGCCATGCTTTAAAAGCTCAATAATTCTTTCCTGATTTTTTTCAATTGCGGTTTCATGTCGGGCAAGTGTTTCCCTAACCGCCTGAATATTATTTTCATTAGTTTTGATTTTTAAGTTTAAATCTCCAATAGCATTGTAATGTAATGCAAATATTAAAGAAGTTATGGTAATCAATTGAATTGCTAATTTCCAAGCCTCAGCCTTGTCGAACCTTAACTTATTGTTGTCATCCACGACTACACACATAACGATTTCCCCGCAATTATAAACTCATTATCAAAATTTTACTATATAATCTAAATTTATTATCAATTCTTTTATCGCCAAAATCCCCGCCCGTAGTGCTCAACTCCTGTAATTTATACCGGTAATCTCCTTTTTCCTCTTCGATTATCCGGTCATCCTTACTTGATGTATTTTCCGTTTCCTTCTTTAGATCATAAATCGCAATTTGAACGGTAAGCTGCTTAATAAGTTTTGGCGTCACCGCTAAAGGGACTTCATCGGTTGTCCATTCAACAAAACCAAAGTCCCCTGTAATTTTTATATTTCTTAAACCTGATGGCCAATAACCACCCGATCTGATAATTCGAGGAATATCAGGATCGGCATCGACATTGTAATAATCAGGATCCAAGACATCGTCGCTAATCGTAACTTCGGTAATAGAGTCGTCACTAATCGGAGGCACGGGCAAATACATTACTTGTTTGCCGTTGCCGTCAAATTTAAACGACTGGCTGTTTCTGCGTTCAAAAAACAAAGGGGCTAAGCGACGCTCAATATATGCCTGAGCCAGATCAAGACGATACTGACACCAAGCGTCTGAATATTCAGTTTCGCTCACCCCCTCATTTCTTAAATCCTGTATTACCGCGTAGGCCAATTTTATTAATCCTGAATAGTCGGGAAAATTAAAAGTGGACGTACGGTATTATCGTAACTCAAAGTCAGAGTCGTGTCGGCGGTTCTATTGACCGTAATATTAGCCAGTCTGAACCAATAGGTTCCTGTTTCAAAAAGGGCTTCAATCTCCACGTTGGTAGGGACAACCTGACTTCCGGTGGTAGCGGCGGCGCCAACCACCGAACGAAGCCGAAGCACGCCGTCACCAAGAGACCGGTAAGCAACCAGTGAAATGATAATGGACTCGCCAGCATCCATAGCCGGGGTTGCGTTATAAAGCGCATAGTCGGCCTGTGCGGCATATTCTTTCACCTGTCCATCAAGCAAAAGAATCCCTGCGGATATATTTACGTTTATATCCGAGGCGCCATTGCCTGTAACCTGCGTAGATGCCGTTGTCGCCACACCTATCAATAATCCCTGAACTATCCGATTTCTATTCAGGTTATATTCAGGGTTAATTACTCCGGCTATGCCGAAATTCTTGTCTTGCATTTTAATATCTCCATTATTAAAAAAATTACTGTTTTTAATTATCCCTCGTCACTATTAAGGGCGGCTTCGGTAATTGCCTCCTGACAAATAGCGACAATTTTATCAATTGTTTTTTTGCCGAATCCATCAATGGCCATCAGTTCGGCTTCCTTAGCGCCCAAGACCTTTTCAGCAGAATCGTATCCGGCCTCTTTGAGCTTCGTGACCCAAATTGCTTCCAGATTCTCAATTGTGTCAAGGAAGACACCATCGTATTGTTCAGCCGGCATGGTCTTTTCTTCTTTTTTCAGGGTAGAAACCGGCTCCACTTTTGTTTGGTCGGGAATCTTGATCGGTTCATGGGACAAACAATTATCTTTCAAAAGCAATTGAATGTTCGGTGCATCCGCCGGCCTTATAAAAGTTTGTCCCTTGTGAAAAGTATTCCCTCCCATAACCGAATAAGTGTGGGCTTTCACTGTAAACTTATAACCTTGCATTTATTACAACCTCATTTTGTTAAATTGTTTTTGTATTCATTACCAGGTTGTAATATCAGGCAATTGAATACGTTTAAACTTAACACCAACTTCGGGGGTCGGAACCAGTACGTCGAGATAATAGTATGCGGTGGTCTCAAACCAATCGTTGTCTTTGGTGTATTCAGTCATAACCCGAATTTCTTCGCAATATACAACCGTGATTGCTTTCGGATTTATTAACAACGCTTCGGATTCGTCAGCCAAAGTAACTTTATAATCCGTAGGGGTGGTGCTGATGGTTGTCTGGCCAAGCGATGTGGTGGTGTATATTTTCAAGGTTGTATCTAATACGCCGGTTAAAATTTCATATTTACCGGTCGGAAGATGAGTGACGATGAATTTACGCCCGGCGCCGGTTGCAGCCGAATCAACATATCCAGCTGTGACAAGGGTTGTTAAAACAAGTGTCATAGTACCATCGCCGTCATCGGCAATCGAGGTCGGATTTAAAGCAACCGGGCCTTGATTGGAAAGAATCTGAGGAACGATTATCGGCGGAATACCGAGCGGGCTGAATTCCTGCTTGGAAGTCAACGCGGCGTCACCGACAGCACTTCTCATCTTTTCGGTTGTGGCAACGTTGGTCAGTGAGTTTTTCCAGGCAATGTTCATTTTTGAATTGAACCAGAATTTCAGGTTCGGGTCGGAAGCATATTCTGACGGCATCTTATCGAACATAGCCGCAAACATACCCGGACCAAAAGCTTTTCCGGCGGCATCGGTGACGTTTGAGCTGTCAAGCCTTTTGCTGACACCGTCAACCTGATTCAAAAGCTTATCCCATTCGGTCACAGAGCCGCGAGAAGTATCCGAACGCATAATAACGTGAGCAATATCATTGCCGATGGCAGTGAAAAATGAAGACCGGAGATTGGCGTTAAAGTTTTCAATGCCGGCGGCCTTTGCTTCACGTAAATCATCCCAAGTTATAACCCAGTCGGAACGGAATTTTTTACAGCTGTAGCTCGCACGAGTCAGATTGGCTCGCTTTGTAACCTGCTGTCCGTCTCCGTCCATACCCACGCCCTGACTGACCGGCGAATTAATCTTGACAATTGGAACCGTACCGGCCATTTGATTGCGGAGCTTATAATCAGTATTATTTACCCAGCCATCCTGAGCACGGGTCATATTGATCATTTGTTCTACAGCCTGACGAGGAAGCAACCCTTCGAAATTACTGTTGCCGAGGGTGTGAATACCAGCCTCAGCTTTGTGAATTGTCAGGTCGTTTAAATAGGAGTTAAACATAGCTAACAATTCGGCTTGTGCATTTCCCATGACTTTTTTTACCTCCAAAAGTATTTCATAGTTTTAATTTTTCAAAAAAATAAACGGTTGCGTTCCTCTATCTTTTTTCAATTCAACAATTACCTTCCGAAAGTTGAAATATCAAGTGATGTCCCGGCAAAGGCCGCATTGGCTTCGGCGTTGGGGTCTTTCGATTTCTGGATGGAAGATTCCGGTTGTTCATTCCCCTTGCGAGGCATGGCCGCTTTTTCAAGCCGTTCAATTACCGGACTAAGCGATTTTGAGATTGCACCCAAGTGCTTACCTACAACATCCTTTAATTCGTCCACCGTTTTAACGCCCTCAAGTTCTTTGTCGAGAGTAGCATTATCTACTTCGGGGGTTTTGGTTGGATTGGGTTTTGGTTCGGTTGGTTTATTCTTATCTTCCGCAGGGGGTTCGCTTTTCTCAACTTTTTCAAGTCGTTTTTCAATTTTATCCATGCGATCAAGAACATCCTTGTTGTTCCCGGCCAAAGTATCGCCAACCGACTTATTGATAGCCGCTGTCAATTTTTCCATTTCTTCTGTCGTCATTTCAGAATCTCCTTTTTTATTACTTTTATTAACCAAATCATTTTCGCTTTGTAGCGCTTTAAGCGAATCAAATGATGATAAAAAGCTTACCATGCGAGTCTTAAACTGATCGACCGTTATTGACCCCGCCGCCGCTTTTGATTCGATATTATCATCATCGATAATGCTGCGGATTGAATCCTCAAGCGCTGAAAATATTGTCCACATTTTTTCACGAACACTTTTAATCGACATCTCCTGGTTGAATGAGGTTGCATCTTTTTCGATAAGCATTAAGGTCTTGGCGATAACCCGTGCAACCCGATCGTCATCATTGCCCGCCAATTCAAAATTGCCGGATTTTGTAAGTTGCAATTCCACTCCATCAATCACAGGAATATGCTGTGCTCCACCACCAACCGACCAGCCCTTAAGCTCCCCTTTTTCTATTTTTTGCCAAACATCATCGTTGGTATATTGCATACCAAACCACCAACCCCCCGGCCGGGGAGTGGCTCCATTGGACTTTGCAATATTACCATCCGTGTCGATTACGGACGTGATAACATAACCATGACCGCCGAAAGTCAGGTGCTCCAAAGAAGTGCCGTCACCTCCATCGGCCTTACCGGCTGATAAGTTTTTTAAAAAGCTGTGCATTGCACCCTCAATATCGTCCTCAAGGGCAAGGTGCTTTTGCAAATCAGTATGGGGAGTCATTAAATATCCATAAGCCTGTTTTTTCTTTTTGTCAATTTTCAGGATCGGGGCGTAATATGCAACTTGGTCATGTCCAGACTGTAAGGTCTGGCTTTTTAGAATCTGAAAAAAAGCATCAGGAATGGCGGGGGTGGCGGTATCGGCGATATGGGTAATGTTAATATTCTTAATTCTAAAACTGGCTTTTTTTAGTTCGGCTTTTAAAGTTTCCGCATCCATCTGATTATCCTCTTTTTGTAAAAATCTTTATTTAGGCGTTAAAACCGCCATATTTGACCGTACGGCGCAAAACAAATTATTTATATGAAATAACCCAAAAGAAAGGAGATCGTTTAAATTTACCCCGTTTCCGTTATTTTGAATTGATTCTAAATGATAAATTAAACCCGATTTTGTGGAATCCTTCATATTTTTAACTCCCTGACCGGAAAAAGGCCGTCACGGATATGCCGGAAACAGTGCCTGCGCTGTAATCAAGGCCGATCGTTATTGCATCATCGATTGATAATTCAATATCCACATTCGGGTCAAAATGGGCATATCGGTATTTATCAGACCCCGGATTTAATCTGACATTCCATATGGAATTAAGGGCGATAGTCATTGCGGTTGAACCACTTACTATCCCTTTGAGCAGGTGGACGGTTAAGTCTCCAGTTGCGTCAATATGCTGGGCGGTTATGTTTATTTTTTCTATTGTTCCGGCAACATCAAATCCAAAACAGGGAACGGTACTAGCTTCGGCCTGATCGGCGGTAATTGATCCGGGGAAGAAAAAGTTAATCGCTTGATTGATCGGGTGGGTATGGTCAAAGGGTATGTGGTTTATGGTTTTAACTTTTTTCCCTTGAACTTTAACGTCATATTTCCCAGTGTCGAGATTTATAAATTCAAAAAATCCATTAGCATCAGCAACCACCTCTGAAACTTTTGTAGCTGTCCCGGATATAAATAATTCGATTAAGGCGCCGGGGTCGATCCTGACGATATTTCCACCCTCGACAACTTTCGTGGCAAAATCTGAATAGTTAGCTGGCATCAAAACTCCAAGTTTTTACAAATTCGATGAAAATAAGTTATCAACATCGGGAAAGTATATATCATTCAATGTGTTTGCAATCGCAAACCGTTAAGTATTATAATTATCAATAACTTACAGATGTGGATAACTTGTTTAAATTTTTTCATCTTGCAGACCTATATTATATCTTTATCTTTATCTTTATCTTTCTCTTTCTCTTTGCCTAAGGGGGGGGGGTCACTCCCTATCGAGGCCCCCTCGACACCCCCTCGATACCCACTACTATACCCACTACCATACCCACTACCATACCCACTACCATACCCACTACCATACCCACTACCATAGGGTGTACTAAAACCCATTAAAAACCGCCATTGTTTTGCTTATAATTTCGATTGTAGTTGTCCGGCAATAAAAATGAAAAGGCGGCATTACAACTCCGAGATCATTGATTT